AAAATTATCGGTCTAAGAGCAGATTATATATCTCATCGACTCGCCCATTTAGCCGTTTAATTTCGGACAATAAATGTGTAATGACAAATCCTGATAGACCACCAAGCACTCCAAGGGTTGCCATGTAAAGAGTGAAGAAGTCTGTCTGGCTCACTTTTTAATGCCCATAGCAGGATCGTTAGCATTGAGGTATCTCAACACTGGAGGCAAGATTGATGCCACGCCTGCTGCAATAAGAGCTTTAGGATCTGAGACCCCAGCTGCTGCCATTGAGATAACTGCTACCAAGAAGGCTCTAGCCCAAGAACCTGCTGCTGTCTTTAGTTCATTCATTACTGGCTCCTAACATAGGTACTTGAAAAAAAGCCCCAGCATCGTCAGCTTCTTTCGCAAACGAGATGTGGCAGTGGTGGTTATGTTTGTTTGAGCCCTCGTATGTCCGCCATGCCCAACCCTTTTTGGCTGAGGCGATACGACCATCAAAGATAATGTAGGTAATTCTGCGTTCTTTTTTAGACTTGCATAAGAGACGAATCTGATCTGCAATATCTGGCATGAGGTCTGGCTTGCTCCTACCACTGACATCACGATCAACATCGATGGCACGAACCCAGCCATTAGAATCGGGATTATGATCGCTAGGGCGAGCTGCGTGTCGGGTATCACCAATCCAGCCATCCGATGTGCGGTCACGACTTGGGAATGAATCATCGAACTGTTCCCTAAGTTGTTGAGCAGCCTTAGATAGTCTTGGCTTCATTAGCCTTTAACTCATCATAAGTAGATTTAGGCATTGAAGTAAACTCGTTATTGCCTCGGTCAATAATTGCATGCTCTACTTCCACGCCGTCATAACCTGCAACTTTAATAAACTCTACTTTGTTCATTTTTACAACTCCGCGCTTACTGCTAGATAACCTGATAGTGAATTGTTAGTCTGAATTTGTCCTGTACTTCCGTTAACATAGACTGCTCCTGATGAAGTCACAGATAAGTCAATCATTGTTTTACCTGTTTGATTTATTGTAAGTGATGTAACTGCTTGCACTCCGCTTGTACCAGCACTACCGACCAAAGTTGAAAATTCAACTGATGATGCGCCTACTCTCAAAGTTACAGGTACTTGGAAAAATGCTTGGATATTTGTAGTGGAAGAGGCGCGACCCATTGCAAGGGCTTGATACAGGGCATCTCCGCCTGTACGGTAATAGTAACGCTGGCATGCAGCCAGTTCGCCTTGAATTGTGCCTGTTGTTCTACGGAACGGATATGCAGCAGAACCGACATTTATCATTACGCCAGTTATTTCGAAGAAGTCAGAAGCCCCAGCCGTACCAGTTGGCGTAAAATAAAATTGCATTGCCAACTGTGTTGCAGTTGACGCCACGGCTTTTGTAATTGTAAAACGTTGCCAAGTTGTTGTTAAAGTTTTGTTTTCTGTCGTTCTGTCAATTCCTGTCAATGTTCCTGAAGTGACAAGGTTTTGATCTGTTCCTGTACCCGAAGCAAGTTCTGCGCCTAAAATGCTAGAGGTTGCGGAAAAATTAGCACCTGCGCGTGCGTAAAATGACAATGTAACGGTTTTGCCAGCGTATGGGATTGAATTTACTGTTTCAATGTTTTGACCCATTGTGATGTAGGCAGTTCCTGTCGTTCCTGAATCACGTTGCACCCGCAAGCAATACTGAATGTTTGGCAGATTTGTGGTGTCGCCCGTGACCTGTCGTGACTGTGAACCATTTGCTGCAAAACCTGCGCGTGCTGATTGCCAGCGATCTGCAAGAAATGTGCCTGAACCAATCGCCGTTGATGTTGTACCGCGTTGCCAAATATCAAAGCCTGAGTTAAGGACTGGATTTAGATTTAGTGGTTCTTGATAGCGAAGTCCTGTTGCTGTTGTTGAGTCTGCCATCAAAGTTTCGCCATTGTTGCCTACTGCGAGGTTTGCTGGTGTTGATGCAGCAGTAGCAGCAGCAATAGATCCCTTAGCAGTAAAGGTGGACTTAGGAGTCATTGTGCCCATTGTCGTATCGATGGCATCGCCAAGGGTACGAATGGCTAGTGCGCCATTTTTTACAAGGTCGGTGTTATCTGGCTCTGGCCAAGAATATATCGGACTTGTTGCCATTTAGTTTAGTGCTCCTGTCGCGTTGTTCCAAGTTAGTATAGCATTTGTAGTTGCCCAGTCTATTGTGCTAGGGATAACGGTATCCCATTGTGTCGTTGATAATGAGAACTCTGTAGCTGAGATGTAAAGGGTTAGATCAACAAAGGTAGGTGTTGCTCGCAAAGCGACATTCTCAACAAAGCCCTCAAAGGTTCCACCTAACAGGTTGCTAGGTAGGTTATTGATTAGCACAGGCATTCCAAAGAACACTGCAATAAGGCTGTTAAGCATGGCAGTAGGCATGTCTGGATTGTCTAGTCTAAAGGTAATGGCTCCTAGTGACCCCTTAGGCACTTGGCGCAGTCGTAACTCTCTAGTGGCGATGTCAGTGATATCAGCCAAGTTCTTTATGTTTGATTCAGCCGACTTCTCAAAGAGCCCGTAAGAGGCTATAGAGTCCGCGCTAGAGGTACTGTAGGTAGAGCCATAGCCTGTGGAGTATTTGTAGATAAGGCTGTTACGCAATCTGCCAATTTGTGTTGTGGACTGGATAGAACTAGGCGATGCAAAAGAGCCATCCAAGAATGTATAGCCGTTAGCAGCCAAGTAGTTAGATCTGTGGTCTGCATCGTCATAATTGACAAACCCAGTCTTAGTCTCATAGACCTGACCGAGTGCGCTGTTAGCAATCTGATCTGCAAGGGTCTGAGATTTAGCCGTAGCACTAGCAGCTAGTGCAATCATCGTGTAGAAGCCTGTGTCCACTGTGCCTAGATAAGTCTCGGCATATTCCCAAGTGGTAGTAGGTGTGTATGTTGCCCATGTATCTGTTGGTGTTACTTCATCCCATGAGAACTGTAGATCCTCGCCAAGGATCGCACCGATCTGTGCGCCATCTAAGCCTTCTGCAATGGCTGTGTTATAGACCGCCTTAGTAAGTTTAGATAATGCGCCTACTCCAAGAATTGTGCCGTAGGTGATAAAGCCTGATTCCTCTGGGCTTCTTACTCCCACATTAAAGTCTGATACTTCTCCAGCAAAGACTGTGACATAAGTGCCAGAGCCGTTCTTTAGTTCTAGGCTTACTTGCTCTGTGACATTGACGGTAAAGGCTGCTCCAGTGGTATTGATTATTTCTACTTGGCAGTAACTTGCAGTCGGCTGGCGATCAATATCTAAGCGACCAGATGCAAAGGAAACAGAGGTGACAGTCGTATAGACATCATCACCTACTGTTACTCGCCATTCTGGAAGCCAAGTCATTAACTAGCTCGCAAAGTTCCACGATCGACTGCGCCACGGACTACTTGCTCGATGGCTTCTGCAATAGCGTTTGGGTCTCCGATGCCTGTGTTGACTGTGATGTTGACTGAGCTCTTATCAGACCCAGGAAAACCGCTAGAAGCATAAGCACCTGCACTGGTTGAACCGCCTACAACTCCACCTGTACCAGCGACAACAGGCACAAAGCTGCCTGCAACCAGAAGTGCATTAACTTCGGCATTAGTGAGTAGTTTTTTAATTGTTTCAGTTGGTGTTGGTGTTGCTATTGTTGTTGTTGCGCCGAATCCAGCAGCAATAAGTTTTAACTTAGCAATAGCCTCATCAAGGTTAGTAAGGTTGATTAAATCCTTAGGAACGATATCTTCAAGGATAGATTTGATGTCTTTAAGTTTTAGATCTTGACCAGTTAAAGCACCAAGGATTTTAAGGTCTGCATTAAGTTTGTTAGTTGCAGCAATGATTGACTGCTCATCCTTAGAAGCAATTGCATCTTCTAGCGCGATAATGTCCTGCTTAACTCGTAGTCGAGCAAGGTCTCCAGTAATGCCTAGAAGTTGAGCCTGTGAAGTTGCCTTGCCTATCTGCTCAACTGCACTCTTCTCCGCTGCTAGGAGTTGAATCTTCTCCATGTCAAAGACATCTGTGCCCTTGCCAAGTGCCAGTTCTGCCTTGTCTATGGCAATTTGCAGCTTCTTGGCTTTAAGTTGTGCAGCCTGTTCTTTGGTCAAGATCTTTGCGTTAGTTACTGTTTTTGATGTTACTTTGTATGAGTCTTGTAAAGACTTT